ACGACACTCAAGAGTGCCACTTTATACGCGAGAAATCCAACAAATGTAGCCCCGTAATCAAAATCAAACGCGAAAGGCGCGCTATTCCACATGGCTTCAAATACAGCGGTCCCAATCGGTGCGAATAACTGTTTTTGAAATAGCGATTTTTCAATGTTATCGACGTGTTTCTCCAACAGGGATATGTACATGAATGAAGACAACACACCCAAAGACGCAGAAACTCCATGTTCAGCACCTTGTGTGATGAAATACATGGACGTAAGCGCGCCACCATATCCAAGTGTCGCACGATTTATTCTCTTTTTGAGTTTACCGTAATCTGTTTTTGGTTCAGATGTAGCTCTCACGACCGCATTATGAATAACCCACATTTATTAGGTTACCGCATGTATTCCTTAACCGACATAAAGATTGAAGCCGTATTTATGACATAATGTTTTCCGAACTTCGGGTGAAGAGACTCGTTCAACATGCTATTGTTCCAACTCGGGGTTCTGCTCATGCTGTTGGATATGATTTATATAGTGTGGAAGATTGTAGTATTCCACATGGTGGCCGCCTTCTTGTCGGGACAGGGATCGCAATTGTTATGCCAATGAAGGTATATGGGCGTGTTGCACCGAGATCTGGTCTCACCGTGAAGCATGGCATCCACGTGGGTGCGGGCGTGATTGACCCGGATTACACGGGTGAAATTAAGGTCGCTCTTTTTAATCTCGGTGATGGTCCGTTTGAGGTTAAGAAGGGAGACAGAATCGCGCAACTCATCTTGGAAAGGTGTGAAACACCGTATGTTCGTGAAATCACCGAAATGTCAGAGACGCAACGTGGTGATGGTGGTTTTGGGTCTACGGGCGCTTAATATTTCCCGTGTTCGTTAAAAAACCACATCGCTTCTTCGGTGGGCATGAACAGAATATTTTTTTGCATCGTCATCCATAATTGCGCTTGGTTTACATTTGGGTAACTCCAAAGAAGCCATCTTTCCCAGTACCCCGCACGAAAGGGATCTTCCCAATTTTCTTCCGTGCTGGTAACCGCGTAGAGCATACCCCTGTGTATTTCATAAGGATCCGTTTCTAGTCGTAGTTCTCTTGGTATTTGCGCACCTTTTTCAAGAAGATGCACACGCATCATACCTGGATCTCTATGATCTGTGTAATCTGGTGAATCCATGGAACCTATATCGATTGTTTTTTTGTTTGGTAGAGTGACCCTATATTTATGCGTGAGTGTGGGACTCGACTTTAACACTACGTGCATATAATTTAGCGAATTTTAGTTTATTGCTTTTTTAACACAACAAATTTAATATCACCCTTTTTAACATTGCCCCGTGTCATCGGATTTTTAAATAGAACCATGTTTCCGTTTGCGTTTATAGCACTTGTCATGGACATGCGAGCCATCTTTCTAAACGATGTTGGCGAAAGATACAGTTTATTTATTTTTACCGCTTTGTCTCCGTAATTGAATTCATTTGCCGTGATTGGATCTATTGGAAGATTCTTCACATTCATATTTTTCCATGTAATTTTTCGTGTCCGATTATTTTCGTTTGCATTATTTTTTACCTTTTTTTTATTCTTCATATAATTTGATGTGTTTGGACGATTATTTGAGTTGTTGAAATCAATTCTTCGACCTATAAACCCCGCGTTAGCAAAAGACGTCCGTTCTCTTCGCATACGCCTGAGGTTATTCGAACTTTCACGCGTGATAATACCCGGGCTCACATTTTGTATGACGCGCACTGGACTGTTAGGTGTTTTAGGAGGTGTTTCTATGACAACTGAATTATTATTCATACCTAGTTTAAACAGATATTTTTATTGCCTAAGTCAATCAGGGTGAATGAGATATTAAGAAACATGCTTGATATTATTAGGGCAGTCGTCGGCACGGGAGGTCCATTGTTGGTCGAATACAAGGGGCGCGTTCTATCCGAATCATGCATGATCATAACAGAAAAGCACACGAATAATATGATTAAAAGACTTGAAAGTCTTAAAATCAATCACATAGAACAGACATCGGATCGTTCGTTTTCTGTATCCTTCAAGTAATGTAATTAATATAAAAATACATCTCGTATATTTGCCATGTACTCGTATAGATCCCTCGACGGCATTATCATCAAAGTGGGTGAGAATGCAAAAGAAAACGACGCACTCACTGAATCGAGCTACCCGAACGAATGGTGGTTACACGTCGATGGGGGTGCTGGTTCACATGTTATCGTATGTTGCGAAGATATATACTTACCACGCGAAACCAAGAGAGATGCGGCGATGCTCGCCATACATCATAGCAAAAATTCAAAAATGAAATCGTCGCGCGTGAATCTCGTGCGAGTTGAGCAGGTGTGGAAAGATCCCCGGATAAAAAATCACGGTCAGGTATATTTGACGGGTGAGGTTACTCAGTTGACCATGTTTATGAACAAAGAAAAACCTCGCTTAGAGAGGCTACGAGCAAATAGAAATAAGAATGGATAGAATTAAGAAAATAAACGACCACGTAAATCCACGTAATTTGTCACTCGATGAAATAGCGAAGCATAACATAGAAAAGGACTGTTGGGTCATAATACGAGACAAGGTATACGACCTAACTAAATTTTTACCCGATCACCCCGGTGGTAAGAAGGCTATCATGCTATTTGCTGGTAAGGATGCCACGGAAGAGTTCGATATGCTCCACCCTCCAAATGTTCTCACAAAGTACCTGTCTTCAGATGTAGTTCTCGGCCCGTTTAAAAAATAGACGCGATATTTCACAATGGGAAACATATGGAAATTGGTACGTAATCCTGATAGATCCATATGTTTGGCACACATATACGAAGAAGAACCGACAATCATAGAAATAACCCCAACACGCAGTGTATTAAATGAATTGATATGGAGTTTCATAAAAATGTTGTTTATAGCGCAACTTTTGACTATTATGGCGTTTGCAGAAACAATCGTGTTTCTGCCAGCATCTGTATTGATGTTGGCTTTTTCCGGTAGTGTTTTAGTTACGGGTAATGGCGAATATACACAATTTGTCATGTTATTACATAAATTGTACTCTATGGTCGTCATGACATATTCGATTTTATTCAAAGACGTGTGTATGTTCTTCGTATCTGTTACGTATTTAGTAACCTATACTATTTACTTTATTTCATTAAGCTGTAGTTAAGGTCTACCACTCGTAGATGCACGTTTACCATTTGCGCGTCTTAACTCATTTCTGAGGTCGTTTACATCTTTTTTTAACACGCGGTTGATCTTACGTACAAATTCTGGTCTTAGTTCAGGGAAGTTAGAAGGACATTTTAAGATATTTTCACCTTCTTTTATCCTACCATTTAATGCCTTAATCATATTTTGGGAACATATGATGCTTATATATTCCTTTCTTGTGTCAGTCAGATCTTTTAGTGTTTTCTTCAGATTAGCTCTTAATTTTAGTCTATTTTTGTAAGTGTTAGAAGATTTATTTGTAGCTTTTTCCAACCTGTTGTTTGCTTTGCGTATATCATTTTTTATTCCTTCAATGCTATGATCAATTTGTACCAATCGCGCGACGTGATTGGAAATTTCTCTATTGCTCAGGGATCTTGGAGACATATACATTATAGAAATATAAAGATTTAACTCGTGTGTAATTCATGAGTCTTCAAATTAAGAAGCTATATCCCGATGCTACCATACCAACGAGAACATCACCGGGATCGGTAGGTTATGATTTATATAGTATGGAGGAAATCGTAGTTCCTCCGATGGAACGAGCATTCGTGAGCACTGGTGTGTGCGCGTGTCTACCACCTGGCGTGTACGGTAGAATCGCACCGAGATCTGGCCTCACACTCAAACACGGTATACAAACTGGTGCTGGAGTTATTGACCCTGATTTTACTGGTGAATTGAAAGTTATCCTATTTAATCACGGGAGTGAACCGTTCGTCATTAAACAGGGGAATCGTATCGCCCAAATGATTTTAGAGCGATGTGAAACACCGCTCATAGAGGAGGTAACTGAATTAAAATCAACGCAACGCGGGGAACGTGGGTTTGGTTCTTCTGGGAATTAATTCGAGAATGCAATTCCGGCCATGCCATCCTTTATGCGTAATATGTTGTAGTTAACCGCATATACTCTGTACAGACCACCAGTGGTACTGGACGTTGGAGCTTGAATGGTCAATTTAGCGTTGTCTATGCGGGAGAAGTTCAGACTGCCACTTGGTTGCGAGCGGTTCATGGTAAGGCAGAAAGGCCACGAGAACAATGGAAGTGCATCGAGCGAAGATGGCGCGAGGTTCGTCGTGTGCATTTCATGGACGACGTTGTGGTGGAAGGTATTGGACATGTTTTCGAAGAGCGCCAAACCATTGATGTAAAGGGACGCCTTGTCGAAACTGTAATCACTCACCCAACCGGTACCGGACACATTGGACGTGGTCAAGTGGAGGGATTGCACTGGGTGATTGAAATACGTAAGATCAATCGATGTATCAGTCTTGGTGACTGGCTGGTATTGCGTTTGGGTAATGAGAAGTTCGTGATCTTGAGACGTGAAATATTCGCGCTCGGCAGTATCCAAATAGGCGTACATACCATAAATCTTTGGTGCCGCAGCCAAGTTACCCAGACCCGAGCGGCACTTGATTCGCAATTCAACATCATGATATTGGAGTCCAACGAGGGGGAGGGACTTGGTCCAATCTTCACTGAAGAAGAATGGGATTATGTAATGATCCCCCGCGGACCCACTGACACCCTTCGCGTTATCGGCTACCTCGGCGGTAGTGACCGCGCACGAAGCTTTCGATTGTCCCTCTCTGAGGATAACGTTGTGGACACCCTGCACATACAAGGAATCCATGCGGCAAACTTCTTGACCTCCAATGTGTAGGCTGAATTCAGTCACTGACGTATCATCCGTCGAGTGAAAAGCATCCGTGTTTACACCGACGTTGGAAATATTTGGGTGTTCGATCCACACGTAACTCAAAAGGTCACCCTTAGATCGAATTGGTACCACCACTTCACTTCCACCGTTGAAAGTGCCGATGTAGTCCATACGTTCGGGTTTGATAGCAAAGTTTGTGTAACGTTTGTAGTTTTGGCGCCAAAAACTCACTTGTGGTTCGCCGGTTATATAGGCATCCTGAGCCCCGACTGAAACGAGATCGACAAGTGCAGCTGACATAATTATTATTAAATGATATTAAAATTTTAGGTACATAACGAAGTATGGTTGTCTTTCAAGCACTCACCTGGGAGACGAAAGACACAGATGATGAGCACTTGATCAGCATCTTTGGAAAAACACATGAGGGTAAATCTGTGTGTGTCACAACTGCGTTCACACCTTATTTTTTTGTGAAGCTTCCAAGGAATGTCACTCAACAGAGGGTACAAATCATATACAACAAGATTGAGAAGGCGTGTCCTGGCTGTCTTTCCAGTTATAACACGATTCACCGCAAGGATGTCTGGGGGTTTCAGAATAATGAGCAATTTCCATACCTCCAGTTGTTCTTCAAGAATCTTGCTGCGAGACGAATGGTTGCTGGTAGATTAAGACGACCTTTGCCAGATGAATCGATTAAACTCAAGATGTATGAATCTAACTTGGATCCAGTTTTGCGACTTATGCACAGAACCGGTATTCAGTCAACTGGATGGTTGGACAGTGGTGATGAGTGTTACTCCGCTCACAATGCGCATGTTGACATCGATCTGGAATGTAAGAATTGGAGGAAACTCACTCCGGTCGAAAATCCAGAAACAGCTCCATTTGTGGTTGCGTCTGTGGATATCGAGTGTAACAGTTCAACTGGTAAATTTCCGGATGCTGATATCGAAGGGGACGCATGTTTTCAAATTGCAATCTCCCTGTGTAAATTTGGGAGTGACCAACCGTATGATAAAACATGTTTGTGTTACAAAAACACAGATCCAAATCTTGAAGGTTCAAACGTAATTTCATATGCTACTGAACGGGAAATGCTTGAAGCATTCCGAGACTACTTACATGAAAAGGATGTTGATATCATTACTGGCTGGAACATTTTTGGTTTTGATCTTGAGTACCTCATGAAACGTGCAATCGTCACTAAATGTAATTTGAAATTTTTTCAATTGAGTAAGTTACGTGGATACAATTGCGAACTTAAACTCAAGAAACTGTCTTCGAGCGCCTTGGGTGATAATGATCTGAAACTGGTGAGTATGCCCGGTCGTTTTATTTTTGATTTGTTTCATGAAGTCAAAAAGGGCTATAAACTTGACTCTTATAAATTGGACAATGTATCTAAGTTGTATCTCGGTGACAACAAAATTGATATGCCCGCAAAGGAGATGTTTGCCAGGTACAAGGAAGGCGATCCCGTGAAATTGCGGGAAGTTGCTGAATATTGTATTAAGGATACCCTTCTTCCACATCGCCTCCTGTCTAAAATGTGTATCCTGATTAATCTTCTAGAGATGGCTAAAGCGACGTGGGTGCCCCTGTGTTTTCTTGTGGAAAGAGGTCAGCAAATCAAGGTGTTTAGTCAACTCACAAAGAAGGCTCGAGAAATGGGATTTATGGTACCCACGATTCAGTATGGTCAACTCGCCGAACAAGGGTATGAAGGTGCGACGGTTCTTGACGCACAAAAAGGTGCATACTATAAACCAATTACTGCTCTAGATTTCGAGGGTCTATATCCGTCAATTATGATGGCTCACAATCTGTGTTATTCAAGTCTTGTGATGGATCCAAAATATGAAAATGTCCCGGGCATTGAATATGAAACCTTTGAGATTCCAGTTCCGAGTAAGGTCGAAGGGCAACCACCCACAAAACGGATGTGTAAATTCGCACAAGGGGTTCCAACGCTTTTACCGAGTATTCTCATCGAACTGAAGCAATTCAGAAAACAAGCGAAGAAGGATATGGCGGCGTCAACTGGTGCACTCCAAGCGATGTACAATGGTAAACAGCTGGCCTACAAAATTTCTATGAATTCCGTGTACGGATTTACGGGCGCCTCAAAGGGTATCCTTCCATGTGTAAACATCGCGTCAACTGTGACGACGAAGGGTCGTAGCATGATTGACCAAACAAAGGAGTACGTGGAAAAGCACTTCCCGGGTTCAAGAGTAAGGTACGGCGACACCGATAGTGTAATGGTCGAATTCGATGTGGGTGACCGCAAAGGTATCGAAGCTGTGGAATACAGTTGGGAAATAGGTGAGCGTGCCGCCGAAGAGTGTACCGCACTCTTCAAAAAACCAAATAACTTGGAACTCGAGAAGGTGTATTGGCCCTATTTTCTCTATAGTAAGAAACGGTATGCCGCTAAACTTTGGACACAAGGAAAGGATGGAAAAATGAACATGGATTACATTGATGTAAAGGGTCTTCAGCTCGTGAGACGTGATAATACGGCAAACGTACGTGAAGTGTGTAAAGAGCTCTTGGATGTCGTACTTGAAAGTAGTGATACTGAACCTCCGAAAGCACTCGCGCTTCAAAGAGCTCTCGAACTGATTGAAGGTGATGTTCCCAACGAAAAGCTCACACTTTCACAGGGTTTGTCTGATTCCTACAAGGTCAAGGGGAATAGTGTGTCTGTAAACAGCCCGGGTATTGTGGATATCAACCAAGCACACGTCCAAGTTGTACGCAAAATGCGAGAGAGACAACCCGGTTCGGAACCACAGTCGGGTGATCGCGTGCCTTACATTCTCGTGAAGACTGAAGATCCGAAAGCAAAGGCATTTGAAAAATCAGAAGATCCCAAATACGCGAAAGATAACAATGTACCAGTTGATTATGAATACTATTTCATGAATAAGTTCCTCAATCCGGTGTGTGATCTCCTTGAACCACTTTTTGAAGACCCGAAGGAAGAAATTTTCGGTGAATTGCTGACCAAAATTAAACCTAAAAGAAGACCAAAAAAGAAAAAAGAGACACCTCTCGACGAACTCCCATTTAAAAATTAGGCGCTATACTGTAATAAGGGTATGCGGGTTTCTGATAATTTAAACAGGGTATTCAATGATGAGGTAGAGAAAGCATGCCATGAACGCATGTTAATTTATGTGCAGTCCATATCTTCTATTCATAAGATACCACTCAAGCTTTTACTACGAGATATGCCGAATCCAGGTGGGTATTGTTTAGGTATTAAGAAGGGCGGACAACCTTGTACGAGAAAGGCGAGCCAAGATGGGTTTTGTTTATCGCATGCAACATCTAGCAAACTTCATGAACCCGTGAACGTAAATAAGACTGTATTGAGACACAATCACACATTCCCACCTCTATTTAAACTTGGGTGTCCCGCATGTGAAGCTTCATCTAGTAACCAATTTAGAGATTTGAAACTTATGATGTAATATGAAGAAATCGGATATCCTACTAAATTCAATCGATGCATTTTATGGTACCCCCGAAAATGGAAGGACGCTCTCGCAAATTCTTTCAAAGACGGGTGGTATCTCCCTTAGAAATTTGGAGTGGTTCATCACGAACTATTCCAAGAAAACGAATTTGATGTATAAAACAATCGATGGCAAGATTTTCAGTGTACACTGTGCTTATAAATCAACTCTCGACGGATATAGCAAGAAATTGTTCGACCCATTTTGTCGATCAGATAAAATTTC